ATGTCTACAGACGTAATTCTTATAAAAATCGCGCGCACCTCTTTTTTGAAAAAAAAAAAACTTACTCTTGGGTAAAAAACTCTATAGGAACCTGAAAAAATGAACAAAGGCGGCCGTCCAACCCGGGTCAGCAAGGTTTTGACCCAGAAAACCATCCCGAAGACCGTTGCGGGGGCGGTAAATGACAAATTAGCGACACCTGTTGCCAAATTTGAAGACCAAAACAAGCCCCTGTCCCCAAAGGAGTGGAAATTTGTACAGGAGTTTGTAGCGGGCTGCGGAGAGGTCACTCTAAAAGAAGCCGCGATCCGTGCTGGGTATACCGAGGTCCGCGCTAGTCAAAGCGGCAACGACCTAACTAACCCGAAAAAAAACCCGCATATTGTTGCTGCGATCCAGGAATACCGTAGCCAACTGGCGCAACGGTACGGGACGACGTACGAGAGGCATATGAGGGACATGCAGACGATCCGTGACGCGGCTTTAGCCGCAGGGGCATACGGCGCTGCCGTACAGGCCGAATATCGCCGTGGACAGGCCCTAGGGACGATCTACGTGGATCGCAAAGAGATCCGCCATGGCACGATTGACTCGATGAGCCGCGAGGAAGTAGAGCGCAAGCTGGCAGAACTAAAAGCCTTGTATGGCGGACCGCCGCCAAAAGAGATTATTGACCTTCCCATGACGGAAATTGGCAAGTCTCTTGAAGTGGACCCGCCGTTCGACCCCACACAAACCCTGAAGGACTTAAGTGAAGCCAGAGCAATCCCTGTACAACCGGCTCAGAGAGAACTTACCCCTGAGTCGGATGACCCGGATTGAGTCCAGGGTCAATCTGGGTATCCCTGATGTTCTGATCGCGTTTCGTAAACCCGCAAAGTTCGTGATGCTTGAGCTGAAGGTTGTAAAACGGGGTAGGCAAGTGGCTTTGAGCCCTCATCAGGTTTCGTTCCACATGGCGCATGCGGAAATTGGGTGCCCGACGTTTATTCTGGTCCAATATCACCCGCCTGGGACGACTAACGTCGCGAAAGCAGAGCTTATGCTGTACCGCGGGGAGCAGGCCGCGATGCTGCTGCGTGACGGGATTGATCTTGAGCCGTTGGAGTCCTGGCCGGCCAGCGGTCCAATCTGGAACATGATGCACTTGCGGTTGACGGAGTCTCAAAACAAGTTATAGTGGCGGCTCGGGCTCAACGGTTGATCCCGACTCAGAAAGGAGAAAGTGATGATTTTGGTTACGAAGACATGGGAAGAGATTAGTTTCCCGACGTACACGCCGGCTGGCGATGAGTCAGAGCCCAATTTTGAGGACGACGGGTTCGATTTTGTCGATGAGCCCTTAAGCTTCCGCGAGCTGGTGCATCTTATTGAAGATGAAGCTTGCACAATGCCTTCATCCTGGCCAGCTGACGGCTCGACGCTCGAGTGGTTATCCTCGGAATCCCAGATGGACATGCAGACGGGGGTTTGGCGAACGACTTCCCTGCACTATTCGCAAAAAAATCCTACTCGGAATGCGAAGTATTGGCGCTGGGCGTTTAAGGCCGCGGGCGTGATTAAAGGGGCAACGGCATGAGACTGAAAGGAAAGGCCCCGCGCTGGGCCAGCAAAACCATGAAAAAACCTCCTGCGCGACTGGGCGGTGAGACAAAAACCAACGCGTTGCCGCGGGCGGAACTTCGAGAACGGCGATACGCGCGCAATAAGGAAGATTTCAGGGCCGCTATGGCCTATTTGGCCCGTTGGATTGCGTTTCGATCGCTGATCGGTTCGTTTTTTCGGGGTAGTTGACACGGATCGCAACATTAGTTTATTGTTCGTCTCACGCCGGGCACGTTGCCTGGTTTAACCTAGAAAGGGATAGCGAAATGGCTCATATGATTGATGAAACTACCGGACGCGCCGCGATGGCATACACCGGACGTACCCCATGGCATGGCCTGGGCCGCGCACTGACTGCTGGGGCCAGCATTGAAGAGTGGACTAAACAGGCGGGGCTCGAGTACACCGTGCTCGAGTCGGCTGTTGAATACACTACTCCGGCCGTGACTGGTCACCAAGTTTGGCCGGCCCGTAAAGTTCTGCACCGTAGCGATACCGGCGCACCGTTGGCCGTGGTCAGCAAGGATTACCACGTGGTGCAGCCCGCTCAGGTAATGGATTTTTTTGCTCGCCTGGTTGACGTTGGCGGGTTTCAGTTGGAAACCGCGGGCGCGTTGTCAGACGGGAAACGAGTGTGGGCATTGGCGCAAGTAGGCGATGCCGCGCCAGTTGTTGATGGAGACTTGGTCAAGCCTTATTTGTTGCTGGGCACGTCATATGACGGGACCATGGCCACAATTGCGAAGTTCACCGCGATTCGAGTGGTTTGCAATAACACTATTGTGGCCGCGGCGGGCGGAACGGCCTACGGCCGTGGGGTTAAAGGCGAAGCGGAAACTGACAAGGGCTATCTTAAATCGGCCGTTCGCGTGTTGCACTCTGAGCGGTTCAATGCGGATGAAGTTCGGCTTCAGTTGGGCATTGTCACGTCGCAATTTGAACGCTTTATGGTCGAGTCGCGCCAGCTAGCCGGCGAGCCCATGAGTGCAGAACAGGCGGACGAATTTGTCCAAGTGCTGCTGCAGCCCTACCATCAGGGGAAGTCGGACATTCGCGAATCGAAAGCTTTCAAGCGGACGATCGAGCTATTCAATGGCAACGCGATCGGGGCCGATATCCCAGGCGTTACGGGCTCCCGCTGGGCGATGCTGAACGCGGTAACCCAACTAATTGATCACGAGCGCGGGAGGTCCGATAACACGCGTCTCGAGAGTGCTTGGTTTGGTACCGGGGCCGCGATTAAGGCCCGCGCCGTCGAACTGCTTGCATTGCCTGTTTAATCCGATTATAGTTCCCTTACCCGATCGATCGATCGGGTTTTTCAACCCTCAGAAAGTGAGAAAAACCATGTCACAAAAAACCGTTCAAACCGTCACCATTGGTTCTAACACGTTCGCAGTTCCGCCGAGTGTGAAGCTTGCGGACCTTTTGCCCCTTGTTGCATTGCAGGCGGTCCGCACCACGTACAATAATAGTCCGTGGAAAGTGTTCGAATATTTGGATGACGAATCAACCCAACTTACGATCGGCACAAAAACCATTTACGAAAACGCGGAAGCGGCGGAAAACGCAAAAAAAGCTTACGTGCGTGAGCGTGAGCTTGAGTCCGTCCGCGAATCGGAGACAACTGGCGATTAACCCCGCTTAGGCGATCCGATCGCCTGATTGACGAAACCCGGGCATGCCCGGGTTTTTTCGTTTATGATTGTCGCGCGGGCCTATCCCGGGCCCGATTAGAAAGTGAGAATGACATGCTAAAGACCGTAATCAAGTCTAGTAACGCGAAGACCGGGCCGATCGCCGTAACGTATCGCGCGGGCCAACATGCCACGTTCGCGACGTGCCCCGCCACGTGCCCATTGAACCCTAGGCCGGCCGATAGTTCGGCCGCGATCGATATAACCTATGTCCGGGCCCTATCGCGGGCCGTGCCAGTCGATGGCCATGCGTGGACCTATTCGCATTTTCATTATTCTAGATTGCCGCGGCCTCAGCCGGCCCGCACGGTCATAAACTATTCGGCCGATAGCATGGCCGATGCGGCCGAATGCGTTACAGCCGGCCGGCCGGCCGTGTTAGCCGGAGCCCCGGCGGATAGTCGCGACCAATGGCCCCGGGTTTTCAATGGCGTTAAGTTTGTGGTTTGTCCGGAGCAATTAAGCCCCGCGGGCTCCGGGTTTACGTGCCAATCGTGCGGGAATGGCGTGCCATTGTGCGCGCGGCCCGATCGCGACTATGTGATCGTTTTTTTGGCCCATGGCACGGGCCGCAAGCTTGCTGAGGATCCGAATAAACCCGGCGGATGCTACGCGGCGAGCGGCCCGACGGCCATTCAATGGCATGGCACGCGGGCCAATGGCCGATCGGATGATGCGCGGGCTCTACTGGCATTCGCGGCCGAGCTTCCCGCGGGCTCATTATTGCGTCATCACATTGCGGGCGATATCGGGCGGGCCGCGTGATGGTTGGGGTACTCGTTTTCGTGTTGCATTGGTGTTTATGTGCCATCATTAACGCGGGCCCGATCCGGGCCCGATCTAATCGGAGAAAGTGAGATGAAATCGATCGCTGTTTACGTACGCTCGCATCGGGGTTTCGTGTTGCGTGTTGGCCATGATCGCGATTATGGCGAGTACAACGCGGTCATCCGCGGCCCGAACCCGGATAACCCGGGCCGGCCGCTCGTTATTGCGAGTTATTACACGGATGACCTTTCGGATGCGATTGCTACCGGCGAGCTTGAGCTTGCGGCCGCGTTACGTATCCCCGAGCTTGAGCTTGACCTTGCGGATGATCTAGCGGCCCGGGCATCGATCGCGCCGTAGGCTTGGCCATTGGCCATTCGAACCCGGGCCCGTGCCCGGGTTTTTTTATGCTCGCAACATTGGCCGGCCCCGTTGGCACGCGTCGGGCTCGAGCTTGCCCGTGGTCCGCGGCCCTTGTTGCTTTATAGATTGTTTTGCGTACGTGGCGCGTGGCGCGTGGGTCGTGGGCCGTGGCATTGTGTCGCATAGGGCATGCGGGCATGGATCGCGCGCGATCGTCCAGGCATCGATGGCCGATTGTGCAATGCAACATGGATCGGGGCCGATGATAGGATTGACGCGGGCTCCGGGCATTGTGCAACGCAGCATGTCCCAAGGATCCCCGGCCCCGATGCGTGGCTGGCACGGGTTATGCATGGACCCCGGCCCCCGGTTTTCGGCCCCCCGTCCGGGCTACGCGGGCTTTAGCCCAATTTCACATTGTCAATGACGACCGTAAACACATTTGGCAAAAGAGGCCCCCTTTGGTTACAATCGCGTTTCTAGAAAAATTTTTTGCAAATTTTTAAAGCAATTGGCAAATGACTCCTGAAGAAGCAGATGCCCAACGGCTAAGACTTGAA